TCAATAATTACAGGACAAACAGCATTAGCGGCAACACCTGCAGATACTGATGAATTTTTAGTGAGTGATGCAGGAACATTGAAAAGATTGGACTTTAGTCACATAAAACCTTCAGGTAATGTTCTTGAGATTCTTACGGGTGTTTGTGATGGTCGTTCAGTAACAGTTCCTAGTGGTACATACACTATGCCTAATGTTACAGCAGTTCAAAGTTTAACTGGTAGTTACGCAGATTTAACTGGATCAGAAATAGCATATACTCCGCCAAGTGGTGCAAAACAAGTTATCTATAGTTTCCAACACATTTTCACAAGAGATGGTGATTATCCCTTAGCGCACTATAAATTTTTTGTGGATTCTGACGAAGCAACTAGATATAGAACAACGCTTTACGGAGGATGGACAATCTTGCTTCAAGAATTAAGATTTATAATAAGTATTACAGGTAGTGCAGATACAACAAATGCAAATTTAGCGTCTTGGTCATCCGCTAAAACTCTTAAAATACAAGCAAGAGAGTATACTGATGGTTCTGGTGGTTCTACTAATACTGCAAGAGCACACGGACTTATCTATTGGGATGGAGGAGGACTATCTGGGTCTGGAAATGGTTTTCAATATAAAGCACCAATTTTAACAATAACTGCATTGAAGGATAGTTAAGATGTCTAAAGAATTTGAATCAGCAATTAACGCAATAAGAATGGAAAGAAATCATATATTGATGTCAACAGATTGGGAAGTTGTAAAATGTTTAGAAGCAGGTCAAACAGTTTCAGATTCTTTAAAAAAATATAGACAAGCATTAAGAGATTTAACGAAGGGGGTAAAAACTCTTGAAGATTGTGATAATATAAAATTTCCAACTAGGGAGAAAGATTAAAAATGCCATTAAGTAAAATACAATCTGAATCAATGAACCTAGCCGATACTTATGCTTTTACAGGTACAGTAACAGGTGCAGGAGGTAACGTACCAATGTTTTTAGCATATTTAAGTTCTGATACATCTGTAACAAATAATGCACAAACTAAAATTCAATGTGATACTGAATTATTTGATACCGCAGGAAATTATGATAACTCAACTAATTTTAGATTTACACCAACAACTGCAGGTAAATATTATGTCTTTGGTAATATTAGTTATTATGCAACAGGTCAAGCAAATTTGCAATGGGTATTAAATAGAATTTGGAAAAATGGAACAAGTAGCACTAGTACTACTCATATGTATGCAGGTTATACTGACCATAGAACCAATAATGGAGATGCAGGTAATAGCTATGTAGGTGGTATTTTTGATATGAATGGGTCTAGTGATTATATAGAGTTATACGCATATCCATCATTTTCAAGTGGAACACCCGTTGCGTCGGCAGGTACTAGTGGAAGTTATTTTGGTGCATTTTTATTAGGGGGAGCGTAATATGCCTTATATTGGAGCTTTACCTGATATTGGAAGTTTTACTAAATTAGATGCAATAAGTGCAGTTAATGGTCAAGCTGCATATACTATGCAGAAAAATTCTGTTAATTTTAGTCCGGCTTCTGTAAATCAAATGCTTGTGAGTTTAAATGGTGTTATACAAAGTCCAGGCTCTTCATTCACGATTTCTGCCCATACCCTGACGTTCGCCAGCAACCTCAGTACCGGCGACGTAATAGATTTCATAATTGTATATGGTGACGTTTTAAACGTGGGCACTGTCAGCGACGCGACCATCACGAATGATAAGTTAGCTACTGCACCTACACTTATATCAAAAGGAGCAGGATCAGATTCGGGTGCAATACAATTAAACTGCGAAGTCAACACACATGGAGTAAAAATTAAAGGGCCACCACATAGCGCCGCACAATCGTATGTTTTAACCTTGCCAAGCACAGCACCAGCTGCGAATAAAATGTTACAATCAGATGGTTCAGGTAATTTAAGTTTTGTTGATACACCAAGTGGAGGTTTAAAATTGTTACAAAGAACTGTAGTATCTTCTTCAACAGCGTCAGTTGCTTTTAATAGTAGTGTTATTGATTCTACTTATGATGATTATTTATTTAGAATGAATGATGTAATACCAGTAAGTGATGGTGCTTACCCACAATGGCGAACAGCTCCAGCTGGTGGTTCATATGATTCAGGGTGGTATTCTAACAGTATATTTGTAAGGTTTGATAACAGTAATAGTGGTGGTAATGGAGTTACTTCAAATCAAGCATATATGAAAGTAATTAATGCTATGGGTACAGGAACCGGTGAAATAGGTAATTACGAAATTAATTTAATTGGTGTCAATTCTAGTGGAAGAAAAGCATTTTATGGAAGAAGTACACAAAAAGCATCTAATGGATTATATTACCATACAAGTGATGGTTATTTTAGAGATGCAGATGGAACTGTGGGTTATTTTGATTTTTATTTTTCTACTGGCAATATTGCAAGTGGAACATTTAGTTTATATGGATTGGTGAAAAGCTAATGGCAAATCTTGATAAAAAAATAGAAGCATATATGGGAAGAACTGTTGATTTTTTAACAGAAGTAACTTTGCAAGATGATGGCAAAGGTGCATATATTGCTGAATGGAATATAAAAGATAAAGCTAAACCAACAGATGACCAACTAAAAGCTAAAGAATCTGATGCAGATAAACTAGAAAAAAATGCAATAGCAATAGATAATAGAAAAGCTGAGTATGGTACTATTGAACAACAGCTAGAATATATAACAGAAAATGGATTAACCAAGTGGCAAGAAAATGTTACTGCAATTAAAAAGAAATACCCGAAGGAGTAAACTGTGTCTATTGTAAAAGTTAATAATAATACACTTAGTAGTGTTACTGCATTACCAACAGGTTTGGGTGGTAAAATTTTACAAGTAGTTACTGTGCATGATAATGATTATGCTAGTTATTCAAATACTAATGTAGATAATAAAGTACAAGTGTTAACTGCTAGTATTACTCCAAGTGCAACAGATAGTAAAATATTAATTACAGGATTTATAAGTATGTCCTCAACAGGTTCAACTGTACAAACTTATGGAGTGGATATATTAAGAGGGTCAACAATTATTGGTGCAGGTGATGCAAGTAGTTGGAATAGTGGTGTAGGTACAGCACATTCAATAGTGGCTAGAGGAGATAATTCTAGTTATTCAAAACCAGACAGAGCAGTACCTATACATTTTTTAGATACTCCATCTACAACTTCTGCTACAACATACAATTTTAAAGGATATGCAAACCATTATGGCAGTAGTTTAAGTTCATTAACTTTAATAGTTAATGGTGGTGGTTATGCTTACAATAATAAAGAAACAGCAGTTCCAACTTCAAATATGACTTTAATTGAGATAGGTGCGTAATGGTAAATATAGTAGATGCAATATTAGCTTTAGATTCAAAAGCAAAAGTAAAAATAGTTAGCGAAGACTATAGTAAAATTACTTGGTTTGACGATAATCCAAATAAAATAACTGTTGATCAAATAAAAACAAAAAAAGCTGAACTTGATAAAGTTGAAGAATCTCTAGCATATCAAGAAAAAAGAAGAAAAGAATATCCAACCATAGAAGATCAACTTGATGATATGTACCATAATGGCTTTGATAAGTGGAAAGAAAGTATCAAAGCTATAAAAGATAAATATCCAAAATAGAAAAGAGGTAAATATGTCAATATATAAAACTAAAATGGTTAATGGTAAAAAAGTAGAATTATCTGCTGACGAAATCAAAGAACTAGAAGCTAGAGATACAGAATGGGCTAAAGGTGAATTAGATCGCCTTATGACAAGTATTCGTACAGAAAGAACTAATCTTTTAGCCGAATGTGATTGGATGGGTAATTCAGATGTTACTATGTCTACAGAATGGAAAACTTATAGACAGAAGTTAAGAGATATAACTAAAGATGTAGATACAGTTGATAAAGCTAAAGCTGTAACTATGCCAGAAAAACCTGAATAACCTATGTCTATTGCTTCTTCATCATTTGCTGAATTTGCCATAGCTGAGGGAAGACAGACACGAAATATTGCTTTTGTAACAGGAGTATCAGCGACAGTAAGTTTAGGTAATGCTTTAGCGGAGAATAATAATGTGTATTCTGTAACAGGAGTTTCTGCAACTACCACGACAGGTTCACCTACACTTTTATTTGATATGAATTTTGGTATTTCAGGAGCACCCGTTGTTACTGCTTCAGCAGGGCGATTGAATGCGTTTATTTGGAATGGTGTGAATATTGGAACACCACAGGTGTGGCAAGAGGTTGATACTGCGCCACCTTCGTAATACAATAGGTAAAAGGATAAATTATGGCTTCTACATTTTCAAGTAATTTAAAAATTGAACTTATGGCTACTGGTGAAAATGCTGGTACATGGGGAACAAAGACGAATACTAATTTAAATTTAGTGCAACAAGCGATATCAGGTTATGAAGAAATAAATGTTGCTTCTGGCGATGTCACACTACTTATGAGTGATGCTGCTATATCTAATGCACGAAATATGACATTAAAATTTATAGGCACTTTAGCGGCAAACAGAACAGTAAATTTTCCTGCAAGTATAGAAAAATTTTTTAACGTAATAGATGGTACAAATCATGATGGAAATACACTCACATTTAAAGTAACTTCACAAACAGGTTTTCAGCTTTGTGAGGGACATCATTATATTTGTCATTCTAATGGGACTGATATTGTCAAAGACCAAGAAACAAAAGTATGGAGAGCAATAACAGCAGCTGAAACTGTCCAACCAGGTGCACAAATTTTAGTGGATACTTCTGGATCGGCTTATGCTCTTACACTACCTGCCTCACCTTCTCTTGGAGATGAAGTTACAATACTTGATCAGAAAAGAACTTTTGATACTAACAACTTAACCATCAATAGAAACTCATCAAACATTCAAGGATCTGGTTCTAATCTTGTGGTTTCTACAGAGGCTTCAGGTTTTACATTAGTCTATTCAGGAGATGCTACAGCTGGGTGGGTCAAAAAGCATGTAGGTTAATATGCCTTTAATTAAAGTACCTTTTGAAGCTGGCATTAACAAACAAATTACCAAAACTTCAGCACAGTATAGATGGTCTGACTGTGACTTTGTACGTTTTCGTTATGGATCTCCAGAAAAAATTGGAGGATGGCAACAAACAACATCTGATACTTTAACAGGTGTGGCAAGAGCCATGCATATATGGGCTGACTTATCTGGTAACAGGTATGTTGCTATAGGAACACATAAATTATTAGTTATATATTATGAAGGTGCTTTTTATGATATTACACCTTTAGCCACAGCTTTAACAAGTTGCACAATAACCACATCAAATGGGTCAGCAACAGTTACCATCAACAAAACAGCACACGGATTAGAAGCAGGTGATATAATTGTAATATCTTCAGTTACTTTACCAGGATCTGGGACTGGTTTTTCTGCAAGTGATTTTGAAAAAACTTTTGAAGTTATTACAGTACCAAACGCAAACTCTTTTACAATCACTATGGCGTCAAATGAATCAGGCGGAGGAATAACAGCAGCGGGTTCACTCACAGCAACACCCTATGAGAAAGTTGGGTCAAATGAAGAGTTAGTTGGTTATGGTTTTGGTACAGGTTTTTTTGGTGGTGAAGTACTAGGGGCACCTTTTACAACTTTAAATGGTGCTTTGTTAAATGATGCAAATGGAACAGGAGGTTCTGGTACAACTATCGCTTTGACTAGTGCAACTTCTTTTACATCATCTGGAAGAATTTTAGTTGAAAACGAATTAATAACTTACACAAGTATTTCTACAAATGACTTACAAAGTATAGGTAGAGGAGCACAAGGTACATCAAGAGCAGCTCATAGTGATGGCACAACTGTGACAGATGCATCTAACTTTGTAGGTTTT